ACCTTCACGCGACATGAAAAGCCTGCCTTGCTCAGCTTGGTTTATGTCTGCACAATACTGGGCAACATTTGTCCCCTGTGGCACTGTGAAAGCTGCAGCGCCACCAAGCGTTTGTGTGCCGGTAGCTATCGTGCGTTGCCCTGCCGGGAAAGCTACTTCAGGTAAATCTAAAACCGCTGTAAGTCGAGCGCTAGAAAGTTGCTCGCTGACATTAAATTCATCCATAAAAGTTTGTGCCAAAAGATAAAACTGATCCGCACAATAAACCGTAACCGTATCCAAACCGCCTAAAGCAAAATTGTAATTGTAGTTAATTATGTAGCCGTTAAAAATATCTTGTGCATCGTTGTTTGTGTCGTATCTTTGCAGTTTCACTTTGCGTAAAGGCGCTAAGCCGGGCTGTGCTGTCGCTGCATCATAGTAAGGCGATTGCTCATCAAAAGGGTTAAAGATCCCTGAAGTGTCAAGCATCGTGAAACTCATAGTGCCTGCACTGAACTGGTCGCCTACATCCTCGCGCCCGCGTCTAGCTACCACATTTGTGCAACCATTAAGCACCTCAGCAAAGTTAGTTGTGCCATCTAAAACATAAACAGAATTATTGAGCACCCCAGCTACGGCATCATCTAAAATGAAAGCATCCTGCAAGAAACCTGTGTCTATTTGTAGCGAGTAGTTACCTGACCCAACTACGGCAACGCCTGACATTACGCTATTTCTATCTGTAATGGTCCGGCTGTGCGATTGTAGGCACGCAAAGCATCAGTAACGGCTTGCCCTACTTCAGATTTAGTTGCTAGCTGGCTGTTCACATTTATTGTTACCGCACCGCTTGCACCTGTGCCGCTTTGATTTGTTGAATTGTTAAGGATTGGTGCAATAGATGGCTGTTTAATTTGGTCAGTAAAACTAGCGCTAATGCCTTTAACATCTGCCAATTTTATGCCCTTAGCCGCTAGCCGGGTATTAGCTGCAGCGAGTGCCGCTTCAACACCGGCTAAGTATTGTTGAGCGTTAGACACGCCCGCACCGTAGAATTTGGCTGCCGATAGTTCACCGATACGATCCGCGATAGCTTGCGTTTGCTCTACAAGAGTGTTAGCGCGCAAAACATTGCTGGATGATTGCAACAATTCTTTAGCAATAGCTGACCCGCTATCTATGCCAGCATCTATAACTTGCTGTAAAGCATCCTGTGATAAGCCAGCTGCTAAAAGTTGTTCTACAAGTGCACCAAATTCTTTTGTTTTGTCTGCCTGTTTTTGTAGGGCGCTAAAGAAAGTTAGCCCGGCATCCTCGCCGCCTTCCTCAAAAGCTTTACCAAAGTTAAGTGCATCAGTTATAACATTTGCTACCGAACCGCTAAAACCATTAAAAGCGTCTTGTGCTACATCTAGTTTAGTTTTAGCATCATCGAGCGCTTTGCCCATGTAATCGCGCAAAACATCTGCAGCTTCTTTAGTTTTCTCTGCCATGATCTTGGCTTTATCTGCAACATCTTTTACAGCGCCGGCAGTTTTCTTTGTTTCAACTTCTACTTCCGCCATGTATTCAGCAATTTTTGTGCCTCGAATATAATCAAGAGTGAAACCGAGCCTGCCCATGTCCACAGCCGTAGATTTAGCCGCAGTACCTAAACCTGTAGTGGCTGTAGCGGCAGCTTTGTTTCTGTTTTGAAAGATTAGTAACGCGCCACCTACTACTACTAGCCCAGCTGCGATAGTTGCCGCTGCAACACCCGCTGTGCCAGCTGTAGCAACCGCTGCTAAAGATGCTGCGTTAGCAAAGTTAAGTGCTGTCGCTACTACCGTTACAGCGTTAGCAATGACCTGTGCAACCTTGTATGCCACAAGCGCAGTAGCCACAGCCGCGATAGCAACACCCACAGCCGTGATGATCCCTACATGCTCTGCCGCCCAATTACCGAAAGCAATTAACGATGGCAAAACGGCTTCGATAGCTGGCAATAACGCTTTACCTATGCTTTCTTTAGCTTCATCTAAAGCAACATTAAGCCGCTTAAATTGTCCTTCAGCTGTCCCGGCAGCTACCGCAGCTGACCCACCAAAAGTTTTAGAAAGAGTACCCATCACCTGATCTAGTGATGCACCTTCCTTAATTGCTACTTTTAATTCAGGGCTTAACTTTGCAAGCGCTTTAGTGTTACCCCCGTAGGCGAGCGCTAAAGCGTCACTGACACTTTGTAAATCCGAACCAGTAGCGGCAGCAATATCCATAGCCAAAGTAAGCGCTGTGTTAGCTGTGCTTAAATCTTTTGTGCCTCTGACCAAAGCGGCGAAAGCTGGGCGAAGCTCACCATCTGAAACGCCTGTAGCCATCTGCATGGCAGAAATGCTTGCCTCAACTGCCGCCACTTGTGCTTCAGTTGCACCGGTAACATTTTGCAAAGTTTTAGCCAGCTGTGCTTGTGCGGCTTCATCCTCTATTGCGGCTTTAACACTAAAAGCGGCAACGGCTGTTAAAGCTGTGAGCGCTGCAACGGCTGGCAAAAAAGCTTTTTCCATAACGAAGCCAGCTTTTTGAGAATTAGTTTCAAGGCTCTTAAATTCAAGCATTGCCTTCTCAAACCCTTTTGAGTCAAGGCTCGAGATAATCGGGATGTTAATTGCCATAGCGCACCTGCATATTCTTATTTATAGCACCCATAACTTTTTCAACGATGCTTAACACTTCTTGCTCTACTGTGTCGCGGTGCATTTCTACTGCTGGATCTATAGCGCGTGGCTCATGGCTAGTTTCAGCGTTTAAATTTGTTACAAAAATGCCGGGCGTACGCCTACCGGCATGATCATAGATAGCACCGGCAGCATCCTTTTGCTGGATCACCATCAGCTGATACGGCTTGGCTTTAAATAGCACACGGTTTTCTGTATCGTCAGCGCCTTTAAATGTCACTACTCTTTCACGCGATGCGGAAGCACCTACCTTAACTTTGAACCCGGCACGCACCGTATTGTTATCCCAGCGAACATCTCGCCCTTTAATCAGTTTGCCTTTAGCCATGTTAGATAGCGGCGCACCATTGCCTTTACTGTTTGGGAAATCTTTTATCAGCGCTCGAGCGCTAACCAAAATCTTTTGCCCAGCGTTAGCAATGTCTTTAGTTATCTGTTTACGGTATTTAGGATCAAAACTATTCAACTCAGCCAAAGCTTCTTTAATGCCGTGTACCTCTATGCGTGCTGTGTATGGCATTAGCGTGCCTTGTTTTGTTTGTTGAGTATTTCTATCACAGCGTTTAAATCGTCTATCTCGAAGCTTCCACCTGCCCAATAGCCGGTAGCGACAAGCACTTCAGCGAGCGCATACCTTACTGATCCTCTACGGCTTTTGGGTTGTTTTGCTCTACCACCTTTATATCTTTCAGGCTGTCTATGTAAATGTCAAGTGTGCCGGGCACTGTCACACCGCTTTTCTGTGATGCGTTATAGCAAAGAAAAGCTAAATCCTCTACGCCTATGCCGGATGCCATGTCAGATGCTTTACGCTTATATTTTCTTTCCCATGCAACGATGGTTGCAAGATCTGTTTCTACTATCTGTGTGTTGCCGTCTTTAAAGATGGCGTTAAGTGTTAGTTGCATGTTTTCCCTTTTCTCGGGCAAAGCTTCGCTACTCGAAATCTTGCGTTTATATTTCTCAGCGGCTTAAGCCGCGAGATCATGCGACAGCTTTAGTGAGCGCGCCGCCAGCAAAAGTTAGCGTAATAGTTGAAAGCTCGCCAAGCGTGGCGTTAATTGGCGTATGACTAGCCAAGTAGCAACCCGTCAAAGTATATTTCGGCTCGGTAGCGCTCGGTGTAACTAACCCAGCTGCCGTAGGCGAAATTGTAATAGTCGTAATGATGCCCACCAAACCATAAATAGTTGCTTCAGTTTCGGATGCTGCATACGATTGGAAAAGCTCTACTTCGAAAGTGTTATTTTGCAAAGATGTGATTGTGCTTGCACCAAATTTTCGTGCAACATCACCAAAGGTTGTTGTTTCGAGCTGGTCATAATCAAAAGTCAATGTTGCGCTTGTTGCCTGATCTGTGAGATTGACGCTATTTATTGTGAGTGCCGGT